TATGAGCATGAGCAGCTCCCCTAAATTTGATAATAATCCTTTCGCAAGCTATACTTTCTTGAACACTATCAGGAAGCATTTTCCAAGTAAAAGTAAATGATCTTAATTGAGTGTTTTTATACTGCATATACTCATTAGGATTAAGAGCTTTACCCATACGTCTCATTGCTTCATCACCAATAGCTTGACCTAAACCAGCACCACCAGCAGTTCCTGCTGCCTGCACTATTCCACCAGCAGCATTAGCAGCAGCAGCAATAGCACCACCTATTACTGCAGCACTAGATACTGCTAATCCAACAGCGACATCCTCACCAGAGAATGTATCCAGTACACCACTTAATCCATCTTTATCCCATGCATCAGTTACTTGGCCACCCATAGCAGCTAATTTTCTACTTTCTTGTTCATACGACATACTATCATTAATAGATATTGCAGGAGTCATATACATAATAACAGATGCATCCCTAACCTTCCTATCACCCATAGAGTCTAGTATAAAGTCCTTTCGTTTTTCTAAAGTTTCTTTTACAGCAGCTCCAGCTTTATTTCTAGCAACCAGTTCTTTAAGGTTTTTATTTGTAGTATCACTAGATATTGTAGCATTAGCAGCATTAATGGCTGTGGTGATCTTGGCTAGTTCTGCATGATCTTTTTCTATAACTCTCAGAAACTCAAACATTATAAATGGATCACCAGCTTCTGTGTATGAGTTTTTTTGAGCGGATGCACGAGCATCGCTATAATCATCAATGTCTGTAACAACATCCGAGTTGAAATCCACGGATGTGTCTGTACCATTCCCCAAATCGTAAGGGTATGATAAGTATGTACTGGATGCGGTCGCATCAGGTTTTACGCCATTCCAAGCATCTGCAACATCTCCAGCAAAGTCACTTATAGTGTCAGCTATCGTTTCAAAAGGATTACCCATATTCTAACTCGGTTATTGTTTGTATGATACTTATTTATAGTAGTTTATAAATAATAACATGAGAAAAACATATAGCGGCAAATGGAAACCAAAGTACCCAGAAAAGTATAATGGGGATCATACTAAGATAACATATAGATCGCTATGGGAACGCAATACATTTAGATGGATAGAAAAGCAATCATGGGTTAGATGGTGGAATTCTGAAGAGACCATTATACCATACATTTGTGCAACAGACAAGCGTCCCCACAGATATTTTATTGACCTTACTATTAAGAGAATGGATGGAAAGGTTATATTAGTCGAGATTAAGCCACTTGATCAAACAAAAGCTCCTAAAAGAAAGAACCTTAATGAAGCATTGACTTATATGAAGAACACTTCGAAGTGGAAGTATGCTAAAAGGTATTGTGATGATAGGGGATGGAAGTTTGAGATATGGACTGAGAAGACACTAGAGAGTTTTGGAGTTCCTGGTATGAAAAGGGTAAAGAAGGTTCCATGGAAACCCCTAAAGAAAAAGATCAAAAAGAAGATCAAAAAGTAATATAAATAAGTACATGGCATCATTATTCGATAAATTAGAATCAGAAGCGTTTCGTAAAGGTCTTACTAAAAGGTCTAAAGAAGCGCAAGACTGGTTTAGAAAGCAAGTAAGCTCTATGGGCAAAATCAACATGCATACAATGTTGAAGGATGATAGACTAGTAAAGAAGCAGAGACCTAGAGTTGGCGATATGTTCATGTATGCATACGATCCTAAGCATAGAAAGACATTACCATATTACGATAGGTTTCCTTTAACTATTATGGTGGGGCAAGCCCCTGGTGGATTTTATGGATTAAATTTACATTATCTTCCGCTAAAGCAAAGAGCTATATTCTTAGATAATTTGACGGCCATTGCTAATAATAAGAAGTTTGATGAGACCACAAGATTAAAATTGAGTTACAATTTATTAAAGAGTGCAAGCAAATTTAAATACTTCGCTCCGTGTTTTAAACATTATTTAACAGAACAAGTGGATTCTAAAATTATGAAAGTAGAAGCATCTGAATGGGACATAGCTATATTTCTTCCTACAGAGAACTTTGCTAAGAAGAAGACATCATTTGTTTGGAAAGAATCAAGGAGTAAGTACTAATGTCCCTTCCAGTCGGTATTGATACATTAAAATCCACTATTGGAAAACGTCGTGGTTTAGCCCGTGCTAATAGATTTGCAATATATATTACCCACCCCAATATGAAGAGCCCAATGGGGCCCGGATTGTTTAATGCGGACATTGGAGGCTTAGTATCTAATGTGGCTGGTTCATTGATGTCTGGTGGTTCTATTGATCCAATGAGTTTCATTAATGATCCTCGAGACATGTTCTTATTATGTGAGAGTGTTCAGCTTCCGGGTAAACGTATTGCCACTATGGAAAGCTTTATCACACATAAAGCAATTAAGAAACCTTATTCATACTTAGTGGATGAAGTAACATTTACATTTGTATTAACTAACGACTACTTTGCAAGGAAGTATTTTGATTCGTGGCAACAGCTCATTGTGGATCAACAATCATTAAAGATGAATTATAAGAACGATTATGTCACAGACGTGACTATTCAACAGCTTACATCATCTAATGATATTATACCAGCATATACAGTTAAATTAAAGAACGCTTTTCCATTAGCAGTAAATGCTATTGAGTTGAGCAACTCATCAGAGAATAGTCTATTGCAGTGTTCTGTTACATTATCATTCGATGATTGGGAAGAAGTGGGATTACTAGATGGATTCACTGATTTAGTATCTAAAGGAAGAGACATATTTGATGCAACAGTGGGTCAAGTGAAAGGATTATTTTAAATTATAAGGAAATATATTATGAATACATTACCAACAATATCAGTACCGAAGTATAGATTAACAATACCATCAACAAAAGAATCAGTAGCATTCAGACCATACTTGGTTAGAGAAGAGAAGCTATTAATGATTGCTTCAGAGTCAGAAGACCAAGAGCAGATTGAAGATGCTGTAATACAAGTGGTGGAAGACTGTTTGGAATATGGTAAGAGTATAAAGGAATTAACAGCTGCTGACTTAGAGTTTATCTTTATTCAATTACGTAGTAAGAGTGTTGGAGAGACATTAGATATCATTAAGGTATGTGATGAGTGTGAAGGTCAGACAGAAGTGTCTATTAACATCCAGGAAGCTTATGTTAAAGCTCCAGAAGAGGTAGATTTCAATGTGAAGCTATCTGATGATCTAACACTTGAGTTGAGGTTTCCTACATTGAGTAATAAGGTATCTTACAATGAAGATGTATCTGATACTGATATCCTTATTAAAAATGCGGCTAATTCATTATCAGTAATATACTATGGTGAAGATACATACGATGCAAAGAGTGTATCAGTTAGTGAAAGAGAAGAATTTATTGGCAGCCTTAGTACAGAACAATTTAATAAAATTATTGACTTTCTAATGAAAGCTCCGTATGTAACATATGATGGAAAGTTCACTTGTAGTAAATGTGGGCACAAGCACGAATTTAATTACACAGGATTAATAGATTTTTTTATTTAGCTCTTTCGCACGAATCATTAGAGGCCTACTTTAGGTTAAACTTTTCATTGATGGAAGAGCACAAATATAGTTTAGTTGAGTTAGATAACATGATCCCTTGGGAACGTGAAATCTATACCAGCTTGCTCATAAAACAGATCAATGAGGATATAGAGAATGCCAACACATAAAGATGATAAAGTTGTAGCGAGAGCTCAAGCAAATAAAATTCAGAGGGATGCAAAGTCAGGATTCAATCTGCTAACTAAAGCTATTGGTGAATTAAACAAGAACGTAGAAAGTTTAAGAAACATTGAGCTGTTATCGGTAGCACATGACGTAAAAGTTGGTGATAATGACAAAAAGTTCTATTCAGGAGTTGATAGGACTAACCAAGAATCTAAGGTCAACGAAGCTCACATTGTTGAATCTACAGCTAGACAAGAGGCCGGACTTCGTCAAATAGCAAAGCGGATTGTATTATTGCATGGGTTTTTAGCTAAAGATTCATCTGAAGAAACTAAGTTCAGATTAAAAGTAGCATCCGAAGAACACACTCAATCATTGCGCAAGCATAGATCGATTGGAATGTCTCAGTTTGAGTTTATGAGAGATCGTAAAATCCAGAGTATATCTGGATTAGAAGGACAAGAAAGATTTACTCAAAACGATAAAGGTGAGTGGAAAGGTACTGGTAAGAACTACACAGCTGAAGAAGCAAAAGCTGAAAGGCTGGCTTGGGATACAATGATATCCAAGAAGAAACACTCCATGAACAAGGCTCATGCTGAGGGTGCTGTTAATAGTAAGTCTAAAAGATATCGTGCTGCACAGATTACTGGTGATGTTACAAGTGAGGAAGCCCTTAAGGCGCAGCGGACTATCATTAAAGAAAAACGAGCCCATCTGATAGCAGAAGGAGCATCTGCTCAAAAGATTAAGGCAGAGTCTCGAAAACTTCTAAACTCTTTCGTTGCAGCTAATGATGACGTTAATAAAATGTATAATTATGGTACAACTGCTATATTGGATTCGAGAGACCATGGTGGTGATAATGAAAAAAAGGCTGATCCTGAATTAGTTAAGAAGACTAATGATATATTAAAGGTCAACTCAGACATGCTGGATGTGCTAAAAGGAAATGCTTTAGCAGAGAAAGAAATAAATAGAGAAAAACGTAAGAATATTCTAAAAGGTAAGTCGACTAGATTTAGCAAACCTCGTATCATTTCACCTAGTGCTGTGGGTACAGGTATTGGATTATTGGGGGGAATAGCAACCACAGGTACTACGTTAGCCACTACTGCATTAGCCAGCAAGATGGTAAAAGATCGTATTGCAAAGAAGGCGGCAAAGAAGGTGGCCGCAAAAGCAGCTGCTGCTTTAGCTGCTAAGAAAGTTGCTGAGAAACTAGCCATTAAGAAAGCTAAAGAGGTTGCTGCTAAGAAAGTTATCCAAGTAGCTACTAAAGCAGTAGCGGTCTCTGCTGTTAAGAAGGTAGCAACTAAGAAAGTTGTCGAAAAGGTTGGACTATCAACTGTCATGGCCCTTGCTAAGAAAGTAGCGGCTAAACTTGGTTGGAGTACAATTGCTAAACATCTTGCAACTAAACTTCCTGCATTAGCATTAGGTGCTGCAGCAGGCCCTATTGGTATTGCAATTGCTATTGCTGGAGCAATATGGATGGCATATGACATCTACGAAGTACTTCAAGAGCTGGACAAAGCCACCGATGTTGGTAAAGGGTTGGATCATCCTCTACTCAAGCCAATACCAGAACAAGCTAATAAGCAAGTGATGACCAAAAGAGGCCTGCGTACAGTTAAAGTTACCAATGCTGATGCACTAGATTCTGCTGAGAAACAAAAGCAAGCAGCTATACAGCCTAGCATAGATGGTGCTAGTAAAGCCAAATCTACTGTAGTATCTAATTCAGGTAACACATCGAACTCAGGCAATTCCACAGTCATTAATCAGTATGGGTCATTTGATCCAGCTAGGTTAAATACTAGCGACTTGACTACTAGAGTTCCTGTAGAAGGATTTATAACTCCAGGAATTTAAGACACAAAAAAGCCCCAATTAAGGGGCTTCTTATTAACTACTTAAAGCTTACGCTTCAGCTGCTAACTTAGCAAAGTAACTCATAGTATCATCACTTGACTCAGATGGAGCAGCTGCAGTAGGAGCTGATTCCATAGGAGACACAACTGTGTTCTCTAAATCAACTGCTTCAGCAGATGTAGTCACATGACCACCTTCTCCAAGCACTCTTGTCAAATTGACCTTCAACTCGTCGTAAGACTTAAACGTAGATGGATCAGTGAACTCTTTTAATGAGTGCTCAGCATTATAGATTGCTTCCAACTTAGCATCTTCAGCTAGTGCTTCTGCAGGACCAAACTCAGAACGATCATAGTTTCTGTAACCAGCTACCTTTGCAATCTTTAACTTAAAGTTAGCTCCTTTCCATAGATCAAAGGGATTAGTTGCTGTCTCGTCAGCGAACTTAGGTTGCATAGCATCCATAACCTTTTCAAAGATCTTAGCACCATACTGGTATAAGAATGTCTTGCCATTGTTCTCAGGGTTTTCTGGATCAGATACTACATAAATGTTAGAAACATAATGCAATCCTCTCTTCTGTTTACGTGCCGTTGCCTTTCCTTCTTCAGTACCATTATTCCATAGTTTAGAATTTAATTCTGATACTGGATCATCCTTACCGATAGTAGTTAAAGACTTCTCTACGTACCATAGACCTGTAGGACCCTTAAAGAAGTGATCCCAATACTTAGCCCAAGGTAAGTCATCACCTTCTACTGCAGGTAAGAATCTAATCACTGCGTAACCATTACCAGCTTTATCCACTGTTGGTTTCCACATACGATCATCGCCGTACGATTCTTTCTTAATTTCTTTATTACCTGCCCCTACCAATGAATCCATATTCATTGCTTTTTCTTTTAAGTCTGCAAAACCCATATTATTTCTCCGTATATTGTTATATTATTTTATATTTTTTTGTATCATCATGTAAATGTATTAAGCACAATCTTCATCATCTTATCTTTATCAAAGGTTATGAAAGGTTGATACTTAACCACCTTTTTGTATAGATCCGGCCACAGTATTGTTTCCGTAATCTTTCCATTTGCATCTTCAATAAAACCTGTTAATGCATTAAGAATACACACTGTCTCTATCGACACTGTTTCTTCCAGGTATTTATTTATAATGATTGGATAGTTATCTTTATAACAACTAAGCAATCCGTCTAAACTATACTCGGATAGATCTTCAAGTTCATTCTTAAAATTATAAGAAAGACTCTCGATTCGTTTCATATGATCGGTATAGGTCTTCTCATCCCTAATCATATCACCACTCCAACTATTGCCAGCAAGATTATGGGCTACGAAGTATTGTATAATATCTTCTACCTTGTTGAACCTCTTGCCAATCTTAGTCAGTTGGTATTTATCTGGTCTCCCCCAATAACTCTTTTGGGATACTCTTGTTTTAAAATGGTACTTGATGGCATCATATGATCCACTAAAGTGCATCTTAATGGCCATGCTGTACTTATATGCGTCTATACCTTCCATAATCATAATATATATTATACACTAAACGTGTCTAAAAGTCAACAGCTAATTGGGATGTTTCAGTATCTCTGATAACCATGTTAACCTGTTGAGCTTCAAATTCAATCTTATCAATCAGCTGTTTTGATAATAGCTTTTTAGCATCTCTAACGTCAATGTCATTCCGCTCGCACAATTCAACAACAGCGTCTATGTATGATGAGTCCTTACTATGTTTAATCATATAGTTCTCTACCATTCTTGAAAAAGACTTCTTGTTTATATCATCCACTATTTACTCCTCAATATTATTACATCATGATTTAATCGTCCTGAAGGAACCTTCTTTGTTGCCTTGATTGTTCCAACGAACTTCTCGATTTGCTTTGGTGTCTTCTTCAATATAGTAGGAAGAATGTCCCCTGGTTTTCTCAGTTTTAGCACCATACTTAGCTCTTTATCAAACCCTTTAATTGTTGATCCTGTAACAGTTATTCCATCTGGATTATTAGATATGAATATCATTAGTTGTCTCGTCTTAGTGTTGAATGCATACATATTCATCGATCCAGGAATTCTCATAGGATTGATAGATGTCAATTTATAATCTCTATTTTCCTTTTGATATTTCAACTTCTCCACTTGCTTATCAGCCCCTTTAAGCTTCTTAACAGAGATTTTAACCTTCCTGGTAGCCTTCATACTCTGCTTCATGTTATCAACATCACCAATAAACTGCTCTAATACCGCTACTCTGGCCGTCAAATCCTTGATTGTCAGGTGTTTATATGCTTCTACGATCTGATCATCCTCTTTAGCAATGACAGCTTTATAGTCGTCTAAGTGCTCATGTATCCAAGCTTCTACTTCAACAAAGCGCTTAATCTCGTAAGTCTTTAACTTATTATATAGATCAAACTTACCGACTGTCTTACCAACATGCCATCTATCTTCAATGGCATATAAGTCTTCCATAATAGTTGAGTTAATCTTAATGATAGCTCGTTCTACTGGAGTTAACATTCTAACAGTTGGCTTCTTATCAGATATGATAGAAGTTCCTCGAGATTTAAAATCAGTAAATTTATCATTGATCCATTTTATAGCATGCTCATATCCTGAGTCAAACTTGTTGTCTAATGAATCCCAGTAACAGATGCCTGCCATATGACTAGACGAGTATTCCCATGCTGGAACAGATAATATGGCCTTGGCATTTTCCTTATCAAACTTTCGTTTAACATAGTTCTTTACTACTTCCCCATACTCTTTAGAATCCACCTCACGATGAACATATTGAATGAATTCTCTAAATGCCCCATCGATAGGGGCAGCTGCTAAACCAAACTTAGTTCTAGCTCTTACTTTCTTTTTACCAGCCACTGTCTTCTCCCATAGTATTACGAGCCACTTCCATGATGCCTGACTCTTCCCAGCCTTCTGTAATCTCTAAGTCTGAGTTATACATATTCTCAGGGCGATTGGCATCTAATGTTGTTCTTGTAATTTTAGCAGACTTTCCTAACGCTTTTAATAGGTTGCGTGCCTTAGCTTCACTTCTTAATTTATCTTCTCTTGTCATAATGTAGTTCCTTTTCTGATTGTTTATAATTACATTATACACTCAAACGGATCAAAGGTCAACAGCTATTTCGAGTAAATATCAGAAATAAATTCTTCGAAGGCTTCAACCTTAGCAACACGATCAGGCCACTTGATGTACTCACGTGATGGATCAGCTTTTAAATTATTAAGTAGTGGGGTAATAGCATTATATAACTCATCCAATTTCTCTTGGGCTGAATCATAATTACTAGAGCTTTGCTCTACCACCTTACTTAATTGCTGGACTGAGTCTAAATCTTTCTCATCGATGAGGGTAAAACCAAAATCAAAATCATCCATATAACACCTTAATCCCTAACGTCCAGTTTTCAGCCGCGTCTTCAACATA